ATCTCCGTGAACTAATTTAGCATCAATTATAAATTGTTCTATTGTTTTAATACTATTACTACAAACACCACAGTCACAACCAGATAAATGTGCATTTGATGTTTGTTCGAATATACCATGTTTTCGACAAATAATTTTAATATTAACATGAGCATTAACATATTCAACCAAAGAATAATCATATCTATCACCATGCACTAATCGTGCTTTCTTAAGAAACTCTTCTGTTGTATATTTTTTACCCATATTACTTTATATTTAAAATGATAAAGTTAATTCTCCTTGTTCACTGAAAACATCTTCTGCATATGTAAATTTTATATTTACATTTAATTGATTATCTGAAATTGGTTGTCCATTATCATCATAATTCCAATTGAATGTAACGGAATCAATCGTTAATGCAGGAATATATAAAGAAACCATTCGTTTAATTTCTTGTTCAATATCAGTAGCATTCAGATTATCATTAGGATCAAAAACATATTTCAATAAATTACACCCATAATCGGATTCATAATACCGTTCCCCTACTTGAGTTAAAAGGAGTAATATTAAATCAGAACTAAGAGCATCCTTAGTTATCTTAGTCATTTGAAATAATGTATTTGTATTTGCATCATCTCTAAGCGGAAATCTTATGTTATAGGAAGCCATTTAATTAAATTTATAATAAATACTATAAATAAAAAAATCCTGATGTAGGGAATCAGGATTTTAAACATAAACACAATTAGCAATGAACGGTAACTCCAACTATCTATTTAGCATTAGGTTTTCTACCTCTTTTACCAGTACCTTTGGTTAAGGCTTTAGCTTCATCTTCTTTTTGTTTTTGGACATCATAAACACTTTTGACCGACTCATGAAAGGTAATGATCAATTCATGTCCATATTTTTTCAACACACCTGTATGTGTATTAAAATCAGGTTTTTCAACTGAAAGAGTATCAGTTTCAGATACACCAACACCAGCAAGGCATTCATCGAATGCCATTTTCTGCATATCAATTGGTAGTTCATTAAAGATATCTTCGTTAACCACCACAACATAATTCAATCCTTCGGTTAAAAGTTCTACCAATTCGTTAGATTTGACTAGTTTAACAACTTCTTTCTTTTGCTTGTTATTGCAAAGAACCTTAAATTCAACCCATTGAGGAATAGTACTACTGTCTCTAACTCCATCGAAGATTTTTACAATATCTTCGGATGCTTCTTCAAATTTTGCCATAAAAATAATAATTAAATTAATAAAGAGCAAGCGGTTGGGTTCGAACCAACATCTCCAATCCGGTAGATTGACGCATTACCAATTATGCTACAACTGCTTATATTATAATCAAATATATTAATTAAATTCTAAAATTATAATCGTCCCAAATATTGTCTAATTCTTCATCAGATAAATCAAGATTTGACAAAGCATCATTTAATGATAATGAACGTCCCATCTCTTTTTCATAAACATCAAATCCATAGCCACCTTTAGGTACATCTATGTCATTTGATTTATATTTATGAAGTTTAGCAACTCCAACGGATTTAACTTCTCCGTCTGCTTTATCAAGGGCATAGATAAAACACTTAGTACCAAAGAATTCCTTAGAACCAATATGACGAATATATTTCCTACCCGAATCATCAACAATAACTCGTTGAAGTTGTGGATTGTGGTGTCGCCAATTCACCCGAAAATTTCCCAGTATTAACATAATAAAAATTTTAATTATTAATAAATTGTTTTTAATTTCATTACAAAGATAGTAAAAATATAATAACCACAAACAGTTTTTAGAATTTATTTACTTTTTAACAAACCATATAAATTATTAATATCAGTTATCTTACTCCACATTTCACTATAATTTGGATTTTCTTTAACTGTTTTGAACTTATCTTCAAGTTCATCCACAAATGAAAACATATCATTGATACTTAATTTGATCATATCTTCAATATCAATAAGAACGGCTAATTGTTTATTAACAATATCGTTTTCTTTAATATTTTTCATTTGTTCTTCGTATCTCGTGTTAGCCAAATGCATTTCTTCTTCTGTCAAATCTTTAACTTCAATTACTTGTGAATTTTTTTCAACAGATTTAGCCAATTCTGAATCTTCAATTTTTTCATCAGGCTTTACCATTGTTTTTATTTTTTCATCTGCAATTTTATTAATTTCATTAATTTTCTTTGCTACTTCAGAATTAAATTCACCCGTTTCTGCAGCTTTTTTTAAATCCTCTAAAAATTTTGATGCCATAATATCTATTTTAGTTTAATATGATTTTTTAAAATTCTCCCATATCTTTCAATTCAATACCATTGAATTTCCAAACTTCATGTGTATCATTAAATTTAATTCTTTTTATAAAATTAGTAATACCAAATCCAACAAACTCGCCATATTCGTTTCTAATGAAAACTGTTTTTATATTGATAAGTTCGTTGAATATATCAGAATTTTCTTTTACTTCATCAATTTTATATTTCAATGGTATAAAGAATTCTAATTGTCTATGTTCAAACCCAATCATTTTAACATGCATAAATTCTGTTAATTGTTCTATTTTATTAACAACATTTTCATTATCACGCTGTACTTTAATTGGAAAATTAAATTGCTTTGATTTCTTTTCGATATCAGCAACTACATATTCATAATCAGCATTTTCATCTGTTGGCTCTTCTAAAACATCAAATATCTTAATAAGACCTACTTCTATTGGTTCATTATTGAATATGTATAATAATTCTAAATCATCATCGGTTGTTCTTCTATCTTTAAATTCCTGATCTAATACTTCTTCAAGCGTTTTTCCTGCATGTTTATGCTTTGCATCAAAAAACCCATAATGTTCGTATTTTTTACCATAAATATCTTCTAGACCATAGTTTGAACCATGTTTATCCGCAGCAACAGCCATTTTATGTGGTGTTGCTGTTTTTAAAAATTTATCTGTCTTCTTGAGAAGTTCGTAAAAATGTTGAATTGTTTTTTCATCTCTATTACCTGCATAAAATTTTTCAAGTAATGGATTTCTATGAAGCATCCTTGTTGTTTTCTTATCTCTTTCTTGTAAATCAAAAGGATTTGCTTTTAATATATCTTCTTCAGTATTGCGTAAAGCGATACTTATGTTTATCATCATAGTATGAATATGAATATAAATCCACAGTATCGCTTTTTTAAAAAATCTTTTCATATTATTTCTCTAATTCTTTTTTCACCACATCTTTATAAAACTCAGCACGTTTATTGGTAACATTAATTAAATTATATTCTTCTTTAAAATCTTCATATAATTGCTCACCCAATTGTTTTCTAAGATCAGCATTTAATATTAATCTTTTCAAATGTTTTACCCAATGTTTATATGCATTTTTTTCTGATGGAATTAATATACAATTTTCCATATGTCTGCCATGAACATTATATGGTGGAATATCAGAACAAACTATTGGAAGTTTTCTTGTCCAGCACTCAACTTGTTTTAAATTGCTTTTCATGCAATTAAACTTATTATCTTCCAATGGTGCTATAACAATATCAGTTTCATCTAAAACTTGTGCATATATGTTTGCTTTTTGTGTCCAACGTCTACGATAATTACCTTCCTTATCATAGGTAACGTTTCTTTCCATATTCTTTAACCATTCAACATAATCAGGATTTTTAATTATTTTATGATTATCCGTTAAAATATTTTCATAATTTAAATAAACGCTTTCTTCTGATTTAATATCTCTTTGTTTTACAGTGAAAATTTTATCACGATATTTATCTCTGATGTCATTTGGTAATTTTGGTATTAAATCAATATTACCTTTTGATTTATTAATTGCTTTAATTATATCATTTGTCCACAATCCCTTTTTCTGTAATTCTGTACCAAACTCCTGATTAAAATTAACATCAGTTGTACTTCCCTCAGTGTCAAATCCCGCTATTGTGATAGTAAACTTACCTTTTGTTTGATAATCAGCATTTAATGCATTTACAACGCCTTTAAGTTGTTGAACGTCTCCAATATGGCTAGAACCTGCAGCATATGTAATTCTAACTAAACCATCAGGATCAGGCTTCCAATTATTTTGAAATTGCTTCATCCAAAGTGGATCGACAGCGTTAT